TTCCTCCTTCCCAGGGAGTGATGGTGCCCGGTCCTAGCGGGCGTTGTTTAATAGACATGGAAAACAAGTGAATAAGGACTATAACATACATGGGGGAAGGGGGGAGAGAGGGGGGGGGGAAACGACATATTTCACTCCTAACGGCGCTAGTTGTCAGCTAGACTTAGAGGCCAGAAAATGTGAGGGCGCCTAGGCGATCTTCACGATGACAATGTCACCTGCAGCGCCCGTGAGCGTGCTCGCACCAGTCCACCCAGCGTTCTGAGTGGTGGTGATCTTGGCGCCCGCGCTCACGATGATGATGTAGCGGTAGGCGAGCCAAGGGGTGGCGGAACCCCAGATGATGTTGCAGGTTCCTGAGTTGTTGCCCGCAAGCACAGTCGCCGAGCCGGACAATGCCGTGATGTCCCAGGGCGCACCAGTTGAGACAGTGGTGGCGCCGCTGAGCCGCAAAGTCACGTCGATCGCGTAAGTGCCGGCATACTTGAAAGTAAGGGCCTTAACAGTGTCACCACCGCAGTAAGTGAACCAGTCACCGGCGGTCGGCTCGATTGTGCTGACATATGACTTGGCGTACGATGTGCTGGGGAACCCGTTGGAGTTGGTCGACGTGAGCGTTGAAGTCTGCATGCCGAAGCAGCCGAGGCCGATGCAGTTGGCGAGCGTGCCGGATGTCATCTGGTAAGAAGTAACCGGTGCTGCGATGCCTGTGCTGACCTGCTCCAACTGCGAGATGTATGGTTCAATGAGCTCGCAGCTGTAGTGAACCCAAAGCTCACCGAGAACGGTGCCAACTGTGCCGGGGAGCCCAGTTGTTGCAACCTCCACGTAGCCAGGATCAGTGAAGTTGTTGCGAAGCACACCCACATCGTTGAGCACATTGTACCACGTCACGTTGTTGTCTTTCTTGGCGCACTCAAATCCCATGATGATGGAGTTGGAGGGCGGTGAAGAGACTGCGTGCGTCGCGGCTTCCATGGTCTGCTTGGTGGAATATTGAGCAGAGTCGACGTTGTAGTGAGGTGACATGATCACAGTGCCGAGCGTTCCGGCGGCGGAATAGCCCGAGGTGGTGCTTCTGAATTCGAACAAGAGCTTGGTGAACTTGTACTTGGTGTAGAGAGCAGCCAGACGAGAAAGCCAAGGGAACGTGGCCGCGTCAGCGGCGTTGAGCGTGTACTTCTTCGTTGTGAACATGGTAGGATTGGTGGGCACGTAGACGTCTTCAATGAACTCACTGTGTTGGTAGGTAGTTTGCGGAACTCCTTGCGGACCTTTCTTGATGCTGGACTTGCCTGTGTGCACAATGTCATTCGTGACGTAATCTCCGCTACCTTGGAAACGGGCGGCATTGATTGCTGAGGACTGTGTAACACGCTGCAAGGCAGCTGGAAGGGCTGCATTGATTGCCATCTTTGCGAGGGCGCCCACAAGCTTGTAACTGCCTGCGCCAAGTGCATTTGATTTTCCAGCACCGCGCGCTGAGTTCTTCGGTTTCTTCTTGCCACCCTTGGCTCTGGTCTGACCCTTGTTGAGGGGGCCGATGAATTTGGGGGCGGTGCTGTTGTTCTTCTTTGGCATATTGATTATTTGACGTTGATAACTATGTGTCTGCACGGGAAAATGTAAGGTTTTCTGGCCACACCCGCCCACCGCCGATCCTGAAGAACCGACCCAGAATTCCAATACCGCGCAAATGCACGCAAGAAAAATTAATAACACACGAATAGCCGTACCATTGCCGTTGAAGTAGTGAGCGAAGAAGTTGCGCATCTTGCGTGAGAGTGACCACACGCCCTCAAAGAGACGCTTCCTCCGCTCAGCGAGCCGCTCCTGGTTCGATTGCCAATCACGAGCCCACTGAGCATCAGGCAGTTTGAAGCCAAGGCCCAGCCCAAATGCACTCAACGGCCTGCTGCGTGCGAACCAGCGGGATTTGACGTGACCAATGCTAGGCGGAATAACACTGCGGGCCATGTGCTCAATCTCATCTTCAACACCATCGTAGTCAACAATAGCGCCTGCCCGAAGGTATGGGTATGTGCCGACGTGTCCACACTGGTAATCGCGAACCCAATTCTCGAGGTCACAGAGCGCTGCGTTGTAGGGGAAGCCGTACCTCGTGGCGAAGTCCTGCTGACGTCGCACAGCGGAACCTGGAGTTGCGAGGCCTGGCTGAAGGTATGAGTGCTCTAACTCAGCAGCCTTGCCGCCCACAAGTGGCTTGATGATCTCGACGATCTCAGGGTAGGCCCAAGTGCTGTGAACAAACGATTGTAGCTTGGCCTGCCGGAGCTCATCCAACTTGCCCTCATTCAACGTAAAACAGAGCCGAGCGAGCTGACGAAACACCAAACCACCAAAGTCGTGCCCGAGGGAACTTGGTAGGTAGTGCTTGGAACAGAAGCCATGGTCAAGGCTGAAAGGGTCTTCGTTGTATGCTTGAATCTTGATCTTGAAGCCCAGCTGCTGATAGATGTCGTCAAACGACCAGCCGAGCACGATCCTAGCATAGAGAACTGTTGCGATGTCGTTGCAGTTGTCGGACGTTGTGGTGCGCACTCCGGAGTTGCGTGTGCTGAATGTGCCTTGATACACGATGGCACCACTGAAGAACTGTCCGTGCCTTTCGTAGGATTTCTTCCAGCATTGCCGAAGGTCCTCATCTATGCCCATCTTGCGGAATGCCCCGAGCTGTGCATGCAGATTGCTGCCGCTAACGTGCGCGTCGTGCCGAGAGGAGTCCGCCGACCCTGTGTACATGATACCGTCTTCGCACAGGTGGAACTTGGAATCGTCACCGGTGATGATTGCGAATGGCTCGTTGTAGACGGAGAGTCTGGCTATCTCACGAGAGATGTCGACGGCGGTTGCGCCTGAGCCATAGACAACCCGGAGGCCCAGAATGCGGCCGTCGCGCCCTACGCCAAACAGCTCCTTCAGCTTCTGCTCATATGGGATCACAAAAGTGGCCTGCCAAGCTAGGAGCCGGACGTGATTGGCTTGGATCCCACGTGGGTCGCTTGCTGCCTGATGCTCGTCGGTGTCCGCTAGGCACACTGCCAACTCCTTCTTGCCCATCGATTCGAGAGCTGTGCTAGCATCCTCATCGAGCTGGTTTCCGTAGATTTGCGCCATCACAGCCACATTGCCGTACAACCTCGCCTTTGCGCCCGTGAAACTCGCTGCCACGTCGAACAATGTGACAGGGTCAACATGGCCGACCTGATCTGCGATGTGCTGCCAGACGCGGTGCTTGAGTTGGGCGCCCGCAGCGGTGTCGCCAGGGACTGCCTTTGCAATCCGCCCCACGAATGCGTGCGCAACGGTTCCGGCGTTAATGGCCGTTGGTCGCAAATGGTAAAAGACGGGGAACAGAGTGCGGCAGAGTGGATCGTTGGCGGGGTTGACATCTCTGACGAGGCGCATGCTCCAGCCAGGCTGAATGGTGCTCATGTCTGCAGTGGCGAACTCGCTGCGTGTGCCCATGGCACCAACGGCAGAGCCGACTGCGAGCAGCGCGGAGAAGCAATTGAACGGGTCGGGGCGGCGAATGACGTTGTGCAGAGAGTGGACACAGCCGGAAGTTGCGCTGCCATAGAAATGCCTGATCAGCCAAAACAGCGCAAATGTCTTGGGACACCCGCCGAAGAACACGACCTCCAGGAGCTGCAGGGGAATGCCATAGTCTGCCGACGTCTCCTCAATTACAGGCGCAACTGCGCGATATAGAGGATTGCTGAATAGCGACGCTTCCCTTCCACGATAGCGCTCGAGCTTCCTTGCAACGATGCCTGTGACGCATGCATACACACCTGAGTAGTAGCCGTATTGCTGTAGCAGGTAGGGGCTGTAGGTGGTGTTCAGCGTTGCCATGTAATGTGCTGAGCTAGCGGCCACACCAACGGCTGAAGTTGCTGCAGTGGCGACGTATCCACGGGTCACTGAGTCTACTTGGTCCAAAATTGGGATAATGGCATCCGAAGCCAACTCAAGCGTCCTTCTGTCAGGGACTTCAGGGACGTAGCAGCTTATGCGCCTGCAAATGTCGAGTTCGAGGCGAGCTATTTGGCCTGGGAACGACTTCATGTATGGCGAGCACCAATCCATTGCCGCTTGCAAGAGGTTCCACCAGGAGTTCGACAGCTGGCTCAGTTTCTGCAAAATGACATCAATTTCGCACGTGCCCGCAAAACATCTCTGCACAGCGTGAGCCGCGCCGACAGTGAGGGCCGGAGCCTTTGCACACCCGATGCTCAGCACGTCGATTGTCTGCGCCATGACGAATGCTCCGATGTTCCTGGCATCTACAATCCCACGTGCGGCCACATCCTTGCTGTAGCTCCCTGCACTGCTGGCTGTGTTCATTGCGTCACTGAGCACGTTGAGGACGCGCATGCTGCTATCCTCGATAGGCGACGCAACAAATAGCTGCCTGCTTTCCTTGGTCACGAAAGGGGATATGGCGAACGAGTAGGGGCGCGAGAACACATCAGCAAGACACCTGTATGCGCACGACAACAGCACGTCGGGCAGGTGGAAGTGGTTGAACTTCTTGCTCAGCAGGAACGAGCCATAGGCTGCAGTGACTGCGGTCCAC